AGTCACGTTAATGTTTGACAATGCTACCCCGTCAATGCTTTGCAGGTTTATTGCCGTGACTCAATAGCCTAGTCTGGTCACGTTAATGTTTGACTTCCCAGTCTCTTTGTAGTATTCGCGCGCGCCCGCTCTTTATACTATGGCAGCAATACAGTTATGCCATTGGGTTATATGCTTATAACTAATTGGTCTTAGTCTGGCTTGCATTTTATGTTGACTCTATACCCTGCTGCGCTATACTGAACCCATCAAGACAACAAACAGACAGGACTACTACAATGGATAATCAAAACCTATATCAATCGCTGTTTCCCAGTGTATCTTTTAGCGACAAGGTAGCTGTATATTTTAAAGATGGTTCAGTTATTGAGCTAAAGCATTTGTACTACGATAGCTCGGCACTAGACCAAATCTGCTGGGAAAATGTAACCGATTGCCATGAAATCTAAAAGGGGCTTTATAATGGATAATCAACGTCAAATTGAGATTAACAGGGCTCACGCCTACCTAGAGGGTAAGATTTTGGACAGGCAGATCAAAAGGGTTAATAGAGTCTATTACTGCACGTTAACACTGGCCGCTGTTACTATATGGGGCGGCCTAATTATTTATATAAATTCGATTTGGAGCGTATAAGATGAACAATTCAAAATGCTACATCAGCCCTAATTTAGAGGCGCAGTTCATGGATGAGTTTTTTAGAGTTTCAAACGATAGTAACGGCCATCCGCGCTATGTTACTCACTACCTAGCGTTCCTAGAAGATAGCGAGCTAGGAGCAGGTGATTATGACATAGCTAAGAAACGAGCCCAAAAGCTAGGATTTAAAGTTTATCGCGGTAAAGACTTCGGAGGTGGTTTTGTTACCACTAGTTTTAACTTAGAGAATGATATAGAGCGCATCATAGAAGCGCGAGGGGTGGCATAATGAGCAACTACAAATCAGCTATAGACAGAATCAACAACGCGCAGACAATAGAGGTAGTATAAAATGACTAGCAGAGAAAAAATAGAAGGTCTTTATATGGATTGGTTCAATAACTTTTTAACCGTCGATAGATTCGCGGAATACTACGGTCTAACAGTAGAGCAAGCCAGCAGAGTAATAAACACTGGCCGCGCTTTAAACCATAAAAGGCCCACACTATCAGACCATTGGCAACGCCTACGCGCAGATTACCCAGCTATTGAGAGGGCTTCATAATGAAAATGAAACCAGAGCATTTTGAACATATAAAATCAGAAATATCAGAGGTGTTGTTAAAGTACAACAATGACAATAAATTAGTAGAGGAATATAGACAGGGTTTATACCCTAGGGCCGATAAAACTAAAGATGTACAACGTCGGTTTTGTTTTGATCTTTTATACGGGGCTGGCTTATCTGGTTTTGTTTGCGGTAATCTGTACCAGTATTTAAATGACGATCATATTTATACCGCACTGAAGGCAATATGCCCAGCTATTGAGCGCAGCGCCTAAATAATTCCCCGTAGTAGTCCAACCTTGCCCAGTGTAACAGCTGGGCTTTTTTATGCGCGTAGCTAATATATGGCGATTTAAGGCCCTGCAATGCTACCCAGTACCCTAGTATGTATTTATAGCTAATCGCCACCAGATGGGCGTTATATGGCCTTTTAGGGTTATAACTAGGACTGCTACCAGTTGCTGCGCCATAGGAAGCCCTAGAACCTGTTTCCCGTAATAGGGGGACTACAGAGAGAGGCTATAACGTGACCAGAACCTAACATTGGGTCACACTATAGGGCTATAGAGTATTGAACTATTGAGAGAGAGAGCATCTAATACCCTGAACATTAACCAAGAGAGAGAGAAATCATGTCAGAAGATTATAGAGAGGCTATGTCAATAGCTGGGCTACAGGGCCAAGAGTTCCACGACTGGACACAAACTTTTAAACCAGACTACAAAGAGAGAGTGCTTGTAGACTCTGACGGGTGCAGAGAGTTTAATCTAGTCTATACCGATGGTGACGGTGGAGTGATGGTATTTAATAATTATTCAGAGATTTTTGATAATAAGGGAATCACTATGTCAGTAGTAGGAGGCTATTGCGATATAGCGTTCGAGCACATAAAAGAGATAATTGAGTATATGGAGGATGAGATGGAGAGAATGGTTCAGGCTTTAGATGAGGCAGAGAAGAGAGGAGCATTTGACTAATGGATTTTGCAGATATAGAGAATGATCAGCTTCGCACTGAGGCTATAGAGCGCTATGTTGTATGGATTGAGAGCTTACCTTATAGAGTAGGTAGAGCTGAGCAGGATAGCATTAGAGAGACTATAATTAATGATTTGGAGAACTAACAATGAACGTATTCACTGGCCCTAATGACCTGTTACACGGTGATGAGCATCTAGAGGAACTAGAGGACTGGGAGCTGCGAGAGAGATTCTTTAATGCTCTGAGAGACTTAACAGAAGCAGCAGATACTGTAGAGAAACTGAAAAGCCCTAAATGGACTCCTTACCCTGAAGATATTGAAGCGCTTCAGGACACTTTAGAGGAGCTGAAGTACTCTTTAAAGTAGTACCTGCTGGTAGTTGTTGCTAAAGGAAGGGCTGTTTTGTTACTATATAGTTCTGAGGGTAGCATAAATTTTAACAATCAACAAACGGGATTTTAAAAATGTTTAAAGAATATATGATGAGTGGAACAATGAATCCAGAAGTGCAAGCAGTGTTTAAAGCTGCTGCTGATATTAGCAATGGCGTATTCTCACTGCAAGAGGCTGCAAAGTTCTACAAAGTACCAGCGCCTATTATTGTTCAGTTTATTGCTGAGAGTTCAGAATATGACATGGTATTTAGCAAGGTGGGTGATTATGATTCTAACAACTAGAGATAAATTGGTGTTACAAGGTAAACGTGTTAGAGTGGTGGGGAGTTACAACATACCTGAAGAGAGAACGAACTACTGTAAACATCCAGAGCAAACAGACTGGACTAAACCCTGCCCAATATGTAAGCGCAGGATTCGTGTAATAGCAAAGAATATGGAGAGTAAAACAGCATGGTTATCTTAGGACGCAGTTTGACTATAGAGTACAGGCGGGGCGTAGGTTTTGACCTAGAGTTCCCAGACAGTAGGCCAGTGTGGATATACAACACTTTTACAGAGAGCATAGAGGTAATGCCCTTCCAAGGGGCTATACTGAGCCTTCCTCTCTGTTTAATAAGCTATGGCAGAGTATATGAGGAGATTTTTGAATGACTGAAGCAATCCATCAACCATGCCCTGATTGTGGCAGTAGTGATGCTTTACAGATCAATAAAAGCAGCACATATTGTCACAGTTGCAGAAAGTACACTAAAACGGGAGAGGGTTATTACCCTGTAGAGGTTCCAGAGAACCACGACCCTAGACCTAAACCAAGCTTTAATGCTGTTGAGAATATGTTAACCACTGGTAAGTACCAGAGTATCGTATCCAGAGGGTTGACTACAGCCACAGCTCAGTTCTATGGGATATTAGAGACCCCAGAGAAGACCTACTTCAGCTACCACCACCCAGAAGACTCTCTGGTTCCTATAGCGGCTAAAATACGGCTACCTGACAAGCAGCACAGCATTGTAGGTGAGTGGAAAGATGCAGGGCTATTCGGACAGCATCTATTCTCTGCTGGTTCTTCTAAGTATGTCACTATCACTGAGGGAGAGTTTGACGCAGCAGCCAGCTATCAGATGCAGGGCAGCAAGTACCCAGTAGTGTCTGTTAGGAATGGCGCTAGTGGCGCTCTAAAGGACTGTAAAGCAGCCTATGAATGGCTAGACAGCTTCGATGCCATTGTCATATCTATGGACTCTGACGAACCCGGTCAGAAGGCTGCGCGAGAGATTGCAGAGCTGTTTGGCGGCAAGTCAGCAGTGATGAAGAACCCACCACACTATAAAGATGCCTGCGACTATCTAGTGGCTAACGACACCAAAAGCTACATTTCTGCTTTCTGGAATGCTGAGAAGTTCGTACCTGATGGCATCATCAATGGCGCTAGTCTCTGGGATGAGGTGAACAGACCAGTAGAGAAGTCTGCTGTAATGTATCCATGGGAGAGCCTGAACAAGCTAACCTACGGTATCAGAGAGGCAGAGCTAGTCACCATCACAGCAGGTTCTGGACTAGGTAAGTCACAGTTTGTGAGAGAGATAGTGTGGCACATCCTCAAACACTCTGAGGAGAACATTGGCTTATTATTCCTAGAGGAGAATGCACGTAAGACCGCACTGTCATTGATGTCACTAGCGGCTAACAAGCCTCTGCACCTGCCTGACGTAGAGAGCACTGAGGAGGAACGCTGGGAGGCTTTTGAATCTACCATGGGTACTCAAAGGCTGTTCATGTTCGATCACTTCGGTTCTACCAGCATAGACAACATCATAGCTCGCTGCCGCTACATGGCTAAAGCACTGGACACCAAGTTCCTGTTCCTAGACCACGTTAGTATTGTTGTGTCTGCACAGAGCAATGGCGATGAGCGCAAGGCTCTGGATGAGATATGCACCAAGCTGCGTATGCTAGTACAAGAGACTGGTATCACCTTGTTTATGGTAAGCCACCTCAAGAGACCTGACGGCAAAGGCCACGAGGAAGGAGCTGCTAGTAGCCTGTCACAGCTTAGAGGCTCTGCATCCATTGCACAGCTCTCAGACATGGTGATAGGACTAGAGAGGAATGGCCAGGCTGAAGACCTCATAGAGAGGA